GCCTGGAACGCTGCCAGGTCGGAGAAGCTGAAGATCGTCTTCGAGAACACGGCCTATACACCGGCGGCAGGCGAAACCTACCTGCGGGCTTTCACGATCCCGGGCGACACCGCGAGCAACACGCTCGGCGGCGACCACCGGCTGTTCACCGGCGTGTTCCAGATCAGCATCATCGCGCCGGCAGGCACCGGTAAGACCAAGACCAACCCGCTTGCGGCTGAGCTGACCAGCCTGTTCCCGCTATATGTGCGCGACACGAAAAACGGTTTTGTCGTAACGCCGATGACACCTGTCGACCAGGGCCCCGGTATTACTGGTGATTCGACCTACACCGTCCCGCTGTCGTTCTCATACAGGTCCGACACCACTCCATAAGGAAGCCAAATGGAACTGCACGAGATCGAACTTCAGAAGAAGGTGCTCGAAGACGAGCTTTCCGCAACAATCCAAGGGGCGTTTACTAAATTTAAAGCCGCGACGGGTGTGGGCATTCTCGCGATTGACGTTAACGTTTACCGCTGTCACGCCCTAAGTGAGCCAGTACCAGACCCTGTTGTTGGCACCGTTTCGTTGCACCTCGACCTATAGCGAAACCCGCCCGTTGGGCAAATCCTGAACCCGCCATGTGCGGGTTTTGTCATTTCTACAAAGAGGAAAACCCATGTCTGTTTATTTCCCCAACGGGGCAACACTGGCGATCTCGACTGGCTTCGCCGCTGCGAAGGTGATCGCCAGCATTACCAACGCCAACCCAGGCGTCGCCACATCCCTCGCCAATGGTTTTGCTAATGGCGACATCCTGTTGGTCACTTCTGGCTGGGAAGACATCAACGAGCGGGCTGTGCGTGTCTCTGCCGCCGCTGCGGGTGCCTTCACTCTGGAAGGTATCGACACCTCGAACACTTCGTTCTTTCCGGATGGCATCAGCGCCGATACTGCCAAAAAGGTCACCGGCTGGGTTGCTGTGAACCAGGTGATCGGCAACTCGATGTCCGGCGGTGAGCAGCAGTACTGGACCTACGCACCGCTCGAGGCGCGCCGAGACAAGCAGATCCCAACTACCAAGAACGCCCAGGCTTTCTCGTTCCAGCTCGCAGACGACGACAGCCTGGCCTGGTACGACGAACTCGACAAGGCCGACCGCGAGAAGGAAGTGCGGATCCTGCGGATGTCGCTGCCGAACGGAAAAACGATCTACTACGCCGGCTATCCGTCCTTCAACAAGAGCCCGACCCTGGTGCGCAACGAAGGTGCCGCCGTTGCTTTCGGCTTCACCATCAACGCTGAAATCACAGCGTATCGCGCCCCTGTTGCGGCCGGCGGCGGTAACTGATCATGGCAAAGTTCAAAGTTGCCCAGGCCCCAACATTCAAGGGGCCGGTAATGATCCCCATCGTTGGCCAAGCGCCCGTAAAGGTTGAATTCACCTTCAAGTACCGCGATCGTGTTGATCTTGCCACCCTTTTTGACGAGTGGAACCAGCGCCGCAAAGCGGGCTTTGAGCGTCTTGGGGACAACCCCTCTCTGTCGGAGGTAGTGGCCGTCGACACTGAACAGCAGTCGCAGCAGATCAAGGATCTGGTGGTCGGTTGGGCATTCGATGACAAGTTCGACGAGGAAAGCATCAAGGCGCTGGTGAAATCCTGCCACGGCACAACCGAGGCTGTCGTCGCGGCCTACGAGGATGCGTACGCCAAAGCCCGATCGGGAAACTGATACGCGTCGCACGCGCTCTTTACGAGTCTGCGCCAGATGCCGAAAAGCTAGCGGCATACGGCCTGGAACTATCGGACCTCGACGAAACATTCGAAGTCTGGCCCTGCAACTGGCCGGCGTTTTACCTGTTCAACAGGATGTCGACTCAGTGGCGGGCGGGCGCCGGCGGCGCGATTGGTCTCGACTACACCTGTCTCCGCAACGTGGCCGGGTTCCTCGGCATCAAGAAAAAGAAACTCGCTGAAATCTTCCCTGACCTTCAGGTGCTGGAAGGCGAAGCCCTGCGCGTCATGGCGGAGGAAAGGGAAAACAGCCCGTAACCACGGGCACTTATTCAAGGTGAGTCGATGAACATTGCAGAACTCGGCGTCAAGATCGACTCGGCCGATGCAATCCAGGCCAAAACGAGTCTGGATGAGATGGCGAAAGCTGGCGGCCGGGCCGAGCAATCCGCCGTCAGCCTGATGAACGAAATGCAGGCGCTGGAGAAATCGCTTTCCACCAACGCCAAGACCACGCAGGACCTGGCAAAGCAGCGTGACGCGCTCGCCAAGCTGACCAAGACCGGTGCCTACGGCGAGGCCGAGGCAGCGAAGATCTCCGCTCAGCTCGACAAGCAGCAAATCGCCCTGGCCAAGTCCGCGATGGATGAGCAGAAGGCCCTCAACAGCCTGCTGGGGGCGATTGACCCGGCACGCGCCGCGCTCGCCAAGCTGGACACCCAAGTCGAGCAACTGGGCAAGCACCTGGACGCTGGGCGTATCAGTCAGGAGGACTACAACAAAGCCCTGGGCAATATCGACAAGGATTACGCGAAACTCGAAAAAACCAGTTCCGGTTTTGACAAGCTGCGCCTCGGTACTCGCGCGGCCCAGCAAAACGTAATGCAACTTGGGAGTGCGCTCTCTTCGGGCGACTGGGCAAGCGGTGCAAGAGCGATTACCCAGATCGGTGTAGGAGCGGGCGCGTCCGGGGCCAGCCTGCTGGCTTTGGTGGCGCCGATTAGCTTGGTCGCCGCTGCTATCGGCGGTCTTGCTTATGCCTACTACAGCGGCAACAAAGAAACGGATGCCTTCAACAAAGCTCTCATCCTGACTGGCAACTTTGCAGGAACGACTTCGGGCCAGTTGAGCGACATGGCGCGTCAGGTTTCCGCAGTCATTGGTACTACCAGTGCCGCCGCGGATGTGCTGGCCACTATGGCCGGTACCGGGAAGCTCGCGAGTGGCAGTTTCGTGGAGATTGCCGAGGCGGCTCTGTCCATGGAGAAGGCCACGGGCAAATCTATTGAGTCGACAATTGCCGAGTTCGTGAAGATCGCTGAAGACCCTGTAGCGGCGGCGAAATCGCTGAACGAGCAGTACAACTTTCTTACCGCTTCTGTTTATTCGCAAATTGTTGCTCTCAAGGATCAGGGCGACGAGATCGGCGCTACGAAGCTACTGACTGACACCTACGCCGACACCGTACAGACCCGATCCCGGCAGGTGCTCGACAACTTGAACCTGTGGGAGCGGGCCTGGCTTGGCATCAAGAGCGCGGCAAGCGGTGCTCTAGATGGGATCAGTGATATTGGTCGGCAAAAGAGTTTCGATGACCAGATCAAAGACTTGCGTTCCAAACTCACTGGCTCCGATGCATTCGATGTGGGTGGGACGCGCTTCAACGCGCAGGAAGTCAGCCCCAAAGTTCGTACACAGATAGAGGGGCAGATTCGTTTTCTGGAGCTACAACGGGATGCCGACCAGGCGCGGACAAAGTATTTTGACGATCAAGGCAAGGCAGAGCGCGCCGCCGTCACCTCAATGGAAAAAGTAGACGCGTTGACCAAGTCCGCATGGACAAACGAGCAGAAGCGTACCGAAGCTCTCAAGGACTACAAGAAGCAACTCGACGATATCCGCAAGGTTGACCCGAAGGATTCGCGGCTCGACCAGTCGGCAATCGACAAAAACATTTCAAACATCAACGCCAAGTTCAAAGACCCGAAAGCCGCTACAAGCCAGGTCGATTTGACTGGCTTCAACGACGCCAAGAACAACTTGGCCCGGATCGTCAACGAGTACAAAAACACCCAGAAGGAACTGGACGCGGCGCAAAAAGCCGGACTGGTCTCGCAATCGGATTACGCCCTGAAGCGCGAAGCGCTGATCGGAAATGAACGCGACGAGGTGACTGCTGCCTATGAGGCCGAGATCGCCGCGCTGGAGGCCACCAAGGGCAAAAAGTCCACGACTGCCGCCCAAAGCATCCAGCTTGACCAAAAAATCGCTGACTCGCGTGCAGGGATGGTCAAGGCGCAGGAGGATGCAGATAGCCAGCTTGAAGTGTTGGCAACCAGCGAGACCGGGCGCCTGGCGAAGCAGGAGAGGGCGATCACGTCATACGTCCAGGCATTGGGGCAGCAACAGCGCGCCCTGGAGCTTGCCGGCCAGCGTGCAGTCCTCGGCGTGGGCCAGGGCGATCGGCAAAACGCACTCAACGGCGAACTGAACAGCCAGCAAGACCGGTTTGCTCAGCAATCGCTGGACTTGGAGAACCAACGCTCCGACCCATCGCGCAACATGTCGGACGAAGAGTTCAAGCGCAAAGCGCAGGCGCTCGCGGACGCAAACAAGGCTGCCACTGACCAGATCCAGCAGAACTATGCCGACGTGGAGAATGCACAGGGCGACTGGACGAAGGGCGCGACATCGGCCTGGGCGAACTATCTGGATTCGGCGCGTAACGTTGCCGGCCAAACCAAAGCTCTGTTCGGCAATGCCTTCAGTTCCATGGAAGACGCCGTTGCGAACTTTGCCATCAGTGGGAAGTTCTCTTTTGCCGACTTCACGAAGTCGATTCTCGCGGACATGGCTCGCATTGCAACGCGCCAGGCCAGCTCGGCATTGCTGAGTAGCTTGGTGGGTGCAACCGCGAGTTACTTCAGCGGCAGCGCTGCCGGTGGCAATGGATTGGCCGCTGGGTCTGCAGGTGCAGCGTCGTCGAACCTCGGCGCATCGCAGGCCGGTTACTCCAGCACGTACTTTCCACAAGCCCTGGGCGGCGCCTGGTCGGGCGGCGTGCAGATGTTCGCCGACGGCGGCGCCTTCACGAATTCCATCGTCAGTAAACCCACTGCGTTTGGCATGGCCAACGGCAAGACCGGCGTCATGGGCGAAGCGGGGGATGAGGCGATCATGCCGCTGACCCGCACTGCCAACGGAAAGTTGGGCGTTATGTCGGTCGGCGGGGGCAGTGGCGGGACTTCCGTCAGCCTCAGCATGCCGCTCATGGTCATGACGGACGAAGAGTCGGGCAAGCCCGACGGCGCAGAACTCGACACCGAACTGTTCCAGCGCAACATGCAGGAGCGGATGCGTACAGTTGCGAAAGAAGAGATCGCCAAGTCTTGGCGCCAAGGCGGCGTGAGCAGCCGAAACGTAAAAGGATGATTTATGGCACTCGAACGATTCACCTGGGCAACCGAGAAAGGGGTCGAGGGGGAGATCTCTCAGCGCGTACGCACCAAGCAGTTTGCTGACGGCTACGCGCAGTCCGTCGAGGACGGGATCAACAATAAGTCCCAGTCCTGGCCGGTGACCTTCACAGGCATGAAGAGCCGCATCAAGGAGATCATGAAGTTCATAGACCGGCACAAGGGCGCCAAGGGCTTCCTCTGGGAGCCGCCCTTGGGCGATCTCGGGCTTTACAAGTGCAACGGCTACAAGCCCGTGCATCGCGGCGGCTCGGTCTACGCGATCACGGCCACCTTCGAACAAACCTTTCACCCCTGAGATAACTGCCCATGGCACTGATCACGGACATCCAGAAACTGGAGCCCGGCGCCGAAATTCGCCTGTTCGAAATTGACGGAACCGAGTATGGCGCGGATTACCTGCGCTTCCACGGCCACGCCATCCCGCATACGCCGGCGGAACTGCTGGCCTACGAACATTCGGAAGAGGATCTGCCGGCCAAGTCGATTTGGTGGCAAGGCGAGGAATACGCCGCCTGGCCAGTGCAGATCGAGGGTATTGCCTCAGGCAGCGACGGCACGGCCACCAGGCCGACGTTCGCCGCCGGCAACATCAACGGGCGCGTCACGGCGTTGTGCCTGGCCTTCGAGGACATGCTGAAGTTCAAGCTGACTGTTCGCGAGACCCTGGCTCAGTACCTGGACGCGGCGAACTTCCCCGAAGGCAACCCGACTGCCAATCCGACCCAAGAGGCGCTGGAGATCTGGTACATCGACCAGAAAACCAGTGAGGACGGCGAAGCCGTGGTCTGGGAGCTGTCTTCCCCGGGCGAGATCGATAACCACGGGCTGCCAGGGCGCCAGATGACGACGTTTTGCCACTGGGCCATGACCAATGGCTACCGGGGGCCGGACTGCGGCTACACCGGTGCCGCTATGTTCGACGACGAGGACGACCCCACGGATGACCCGGCCAAGGATCAGTGCAAGGGCTGCCTGTCGTCCTGCAAGTTGCGCTTCGGCGAGAACAACGAACTGGCCTTCGGCGGATTCCCCGCCGTGTCCCTGATAGCCCGGAGCTGACCATGCGTAAGCACATCATCGCGGCCATCCAGGCGCACGCGACCGCACAGCACCCTAAAGAGTGCTGCGGCCTGCTGCTGGCCATCGGGCGAAAGCAGAAGTACTTCCCGTGCCGGAACATTGCCACGGAGCCGAACGAAGAGTTTCGGCTTGACCCGGCGGACTATGCCGCTGCGGAAGACCTGGGCGAGGTGATCGGCATTGTTCACTCGCACCCTGACGCAACCAGTCGGCCGTCACCGCACGACCTGGCAATGTGCGAGGCTACGGCCTTGCCCTGGCACATTCTGTCGTGGCCCGAAGGGGATTTGCGCACGATTACGCCGACTGGCAGCACGCCGCTGCTCAGGCGCCCATTCGTACACGGCGCTTGGGACTGCTGGCAGGTTTGCGCCGATTGGTATCAGCGCGAATGGGGGATTGAGTTCGAGGCCTTCCAGCGCACTGATGGCTGGTGGGAGAGTGCGGAGAACGCAAGCCTGTACGAGCGGCACTACGAGGCCGCCGGCTTTGTGCGAGTCGACCGGCCACAGCGCGGCGACATGATCGTTATGCAGGTCGGGCGGACAGCACACCCCAATCATGCGGGGATCTACCTCGGCACCGATCCGGCATTGCCCGATGAAGAGTCAGGTGTATTCGGCCCTGGCCCATTTCTACTGCACCACCTGTACGGCAGGCCGTCCGAAATTATCGTCTACGGGGGGCCGTGGCATGACCGGACACGCCTGATCCTCAGGCACAAAGATGCACACCAACCAACATGACGCGGCGGGACCGCTGGAGCAGGCCATGCAAACTACACAACGCTACATCCTGACCATTCACGACCTCTTCACCGTTACCAAAATCGGTATCTGCGGCGCTGAAGCCGAGGTCGCAATTCTGGATCGCGATGTAGAGATTGATCGCATGAAATTTTCCGGCAAGTGCCAGAGCAAAGGCGGCTACAGCCGCAGCTACCACGGTAAGTCAGGGCTTGAAGCAGCGCTTATATCTGGTCCGGGCAGAATAGATTTTGGTTTGGCGCGGGCGGTCGCTATCTAGGCTCCTCGCCGCCGCCCATAAATTCATCGGTTCCGAGCCTGTGCGATCCATATTTCACAGTGTGACCATCACCGAGACGCGTAGCCTCGATATCTGCCACCTTCTTGTCGGCGTAGATATCAATAAAACTCCAGGGGGCATTACGACCCACAGCCCACCCCAGCACCCATCCAGGCATATCCGGGTCTGCTGGTAGATTTTTCACGAGACTTCTGACTGACATGGCCATTCCTTGGTAATTGAAGGCGCAACGCTACTACGGCAATCGTCAGGCGAGTTACTGGCGTTCCATCCACGCTGGACGGGCGCACAGGTCTGCTGTGCCTATAGGCCTGTCCGGAAGATGTCAAGACTAAATTGACACGGCCTCTTGACTTCGGCAGACTCCCGCCTCATTTTGAGTTAGCAAGAAGCTAAACAAAACAAGGAGTGAATTAATGCCGCGCAGTTTAGATGTAGCTGAGTATTTCCTTCTTCTGGAGGGTGATGAGGGCGAAATCTCAAACATGAAGCTGCAAAAGCTTGTGTATTATGCGCAAGGTTTCAGCTTGGCCTTGACGGGTAAACCACTTTTCGACGAGCCAATTGAGGCGTGGATGCACGGCCCAGTAGTGGCTGACCTGTATCATCGCTTCAGTGAGTTCGGTGGCAATCCTATACCTCTCAGCAACACATTCAACCCGTCCGTTTTATCGCGCGATCACCGCGCGCTAATCGAAGAGGTTTTTGATGTGTACGGGCAGTATTCCGCATGGAAACTTAGACAGCTTACTCATGAGGAGTCTCCTTGGATGGATAACTATGTCGAGGGTAGTTACAGCCGTGAAATTCCTCAGGACGAGATGCGGAGATATTTCAGCGAGAATTTGGTGAACTAACAATGGCTCGTGACCGAATCAAGGGACGTGATTCTAAAGGTGCTCAGATCAAGCCACGACAGACGGTCGTAGAGCCTGATGATTCCGAATCAAAACCGCCTGTTTTTTCATTTGAGTATTTGCAGGCCGGTTGGTGTATTCAGAATTGTCAGCAAAATGAGCGCTCGATGATGCTTGACAAGCTTAGACGTTTAAGCAGCCTAACCTGGAAGCAAATCCGCCTTGAAGACAAGCATCATTTAGGATCGGAGACTATCTCCCGAAACTGCATCCGCGCTGCGATTCCAGCCTTTCTAACCGACGAAGTAAATATCCTGGCATTTCGCGCTTTCGGGAAGGCAGCAATGGTTGGCTATAAAAGCGGAAGAGTTTTTCATGTTCTTTGGATTGATAGGACGTTTAGCCTATATAGCCATGGTTAAAGCCCAGCCCGCGCTGGGCTTTTTGCATCTGGCGGCGTCCTCCCTACCAAGGGGCAATCATCTTCGCCATCTCGCACAACCCAAACAACTGCTCCGCGCGGGCCTCAGGCTCAGCCTCGATCAGGGTGGCAACGATCTCTAATCGAATACAGTCCGATTCCTTAAGAGGAGAGCGCTCCGAAATAAGCAAATCGCAAACTCGGTTGCTGTCCACCTCAGTTGCTTCGAACGCACCATGAATCGCCATTCTCGCTCCAAAAAGATCTTCAGGGTTGCGGCGCCCACCCATTGCTGTCAGGCGCAGGAGGGTGGCTCGCTCCTCAGCTGTGTTCGACATTCACTATTCCTTGAGATGAAAGAAGCCCGGGGGGCTAAGTTAGTCTTTGATTTCTTCGAGCTACTTGTCATGCGTTCTCCGCATCAGCCAATAGCTTCGTTAGGAAGGGGAATTCAATACAGCAAACCCGGTCAATTTGCTCGCGCACATGCTGATGAGTCTCGCTGTTATGGGTTGCGATTGTGAGGTAGTAGTTCTGGCCTTCGTGTTTGGCGAAGACGATCCACTCGCCACTCAACGCCTGCTGCTCGGCGAGCCGACGTCGGTTTCCGATAACGATGTCATCGACTAAAGCGGGTATGTCCTCAGGATCGAAGTAGCGAGTCTCACCAGCGTTTGCTGCTTCTCGGATTTTTTGGTCAAAAAAAGGCATACCGAATAGCTTAAGGCCCTTATCGACGTTCATTGCCATCGACGCTAGCCCGTCTTGCAAGTAGTGCTTGTGCCAAAGACCTTTAAGGGGTTGGCGGCGATTTTGTATGGGTGCCTTGAATTGACCACGCTCGCCCATCTCGAGGAGTTCAATTTCTCGAACGATCGAGGCGGGATTTTGCCTATCCGAGAAAGCGCCTCCGAGAAGATTTGCAACGAGTAGCGCGCTATAGCGTCCAGGGGCCGCTCGCTTGAGGCCGATACTCTCGATAAACGCAGGTATGTCAATTTTGAGGTTTTCTTGTTCGTCGATTGGGGACATTTCGCATCCTTGCGTATGTGTGAAAAAGCCCGGTAGGCCAGGCTTCAAATTGACATGACTCTTTCTCGATTGTGAAAAGGGCCCACGCACTACGTCAAGCGAAAGCCCTGTTACTGGCATTCCGTTCACGCTGGATGCCTGGCCAGGTTCGCAGTACAGTCGGTGTTTTCTTATTGAGTAGTCATCATGGTCAATGCCGTTTCTGTTCGACTTTCCGAAAGTGAGTTTGCTGCCATACCTGTCGAAAGGGGAATGCCACTACATGCGAGTTTGAACGAGCATGGGGGTTGGCTTGGTGTGGACTATCTGATTCTCTGCTCTGAGCACGTCCCTACCTGGGTAGCCAAGGTAAAGGAAATTGTCATTCCCCGAACAGAGGGTGGTCCGTTGACAGTGCGATTCTCTGAAGTTCGTAGCGTTTTTGGCAAGGGCGCCACGTCGGAGTATCAGGAAGCATTCGGAAAGTACAGGAATAATGGATGGGGCGCCTTCCTCAGCACATTTGAAAATGAGCTTTTCTTCACCATCGGAGATCCAGTTGCGTTTAAGGTTCGGCCCGATTTCTTTGGCTCACTAAGTATGGAAAACGCTATCGATGCTCTCGCAGAAACATATGGTGTCAGCACCGAACAAGTGGAGATCTCCATCAGATCCAAGCCTCGCGCCGCTGCTGTCTTCTAAAGCGGGGCGGTGGACGTAGCTCAGCCCCGCGCGAGGCTTTTTGCATCTCCCCCTGAGTGCTACAGTCCCGCCAAACCAAAGAGGGAACGACATGCGACTTGGATTGAGCTGTCAGGGAGAAAGTGATTGAAGGTAATCCGGAGTAAAGAGTTCATCGCTGCTCGCGCATGGGGTGCCATGGACATTGCAAACATGGACGGCACGACGGTGCGTCTTCATTGGACGGATCAGCCCTACAAGTGGCATGTGAACGATGGAGAGGAAGTATTTGCGGTCCTAGACGGGATCGTTGAAATGCATTATCGCGAGCTGGGTGTTGAGCACATTGCTGTGCTGTCGGCGGGGGATGTTTTTTTTGCGGGGGTCGGTTGTGAACACGTTGCCCACCCTCTTGGTGAAGCTCGAATACTCGTAATTGAGCGCGAGGGGAGCGTTTGATCGAGAGCGGTCTGATTTGTAAGGACAGTCCACTTTTCATAGTGAGAGAGTGTTCTTTGACGATAGCTGACTATGAAATAGCCCAGCCACGAGCTGGGCTTTTTGCATTTGGTCCTCCAGTGCTACAGTCCCGCCAAATTGAAGAGGGAACGACATGCGAATTTTGATAGCGGCGGCAGCGGTGGTGATGCTGGCGGGGTGCATGGCGCCGACGATGAACGAGGCTCGCCAAGAAGGACCGTACAAGGTACTGACCTCGCAAAAAGCCGACGCTGTGCTGGCTAAATGCGTCCAGTACGAATGGCAGAACCAGCCAATCTTCGGCGGCACGCCTGGAGCAACGCTTCAGCCAGGGCGCGACACCGGATACACGGTGTTCACTGAGGGCTCCCAGTACTTCGTTGATATTCAGCCCAAGGGGTCAGGCTCTGAGGCAAAGTATTACGTGGTGGTTGGTAACTGGATCGCCAATAAAAGGCTTACCGCGTTGCAGGGCTGCCTGTAGCGATACGTCAAATTATTCAAGGCTCGCTTCGGCGGGCTTTTTTATTGCCTGGAGAAAAGCAAATGGCGGCACTTGCCATCAATTATCAGCCCATGACCACAATCCTGCTCTACGGCCAGCTTCGGCAGTTTGGGCGGTCCTTCCGGATGGCCGTGAGGACTCCGGCTGAGGCAATCAAGGCTCTGTGCGTGCAAATACCAGGGTTTGAGCGCTTCCTGTCCAATGCAAAATCCAGGGGGATCGAGTTCGCCGTATTCCGTGGTGCAACGAACCTGGCGGAAAAGGAACTGGGGTTTGTCGGCGAGGGGGATATCCGCATTGCCCCCGTCATCACCGGAAGCAAGCGGGGCGGTGCGCTCCAAACGATTATCGGGGCTGTGCTGATCGTTGTCGGTCTCGTGATTACCGGCGGTACCTTTGGCGCGGGTGCGCCATTCGGCTCGGCTCTGATAATGATGGGCGGGTCGATGGTGGCGGGCGGTGTAATCCAGATGCTCAGCCCCCAAGCTGGCGGCCTCAAGACCAGCGCCGCGCCTGAAAACACACCTGGCTACGCCTTCGGTAGCGCCAAGAACACCACGGCATCTGGCAACCCGGTTCCGCTGTGCATCGGAGAGCGGCGGTGGGGTGGCGCGATTATCAGCGCGGAGATATACGCCGAAGACCAGATGTAGCCATTACCCGCAGCAACGCAGCCGCCCATGAGGCGGTTTTTTATTGCCTGGAGAAAAGCATGGGCGCAGCACGCAAGGTTGAAATCTACGGCGCCAAGGGCGGATCGGATAAACCAAAAACACCAATCGAGGCACCGGATAGCCTGCGCTCTGTGGCCATGGCCAAGATGCTTATCGCCGTGGGCGAGGGCGAGTTCGAAGGTACGCCAACTGCACGCGATATTTACCTCGACAACACTCCTCTGCAAGATCCTCAGGGCAACATGAATTTCCCGAATGTGAAGTGGGAGTGGCGCACCGGGGCAGTAGACCAGACGTATATCCAGGGCATCCCGACGGTCGCGAACGAAACCACGATCGGCAATGAATTGCGCAGCGGCACTCCATGGGTTCGTGCCATCAACAACACCCAGCTTTCCGCTGTGCGTGTGCGCTTCGCCTGGCCAGCGCTTCAGTCTGTGGATGCAAGCAATAATATCAACGGGTATCGGATTGAGTACAAGGTGGAGGTGGCCACTGACGGTGGTGCCTACCAGCAAGTGCTGAGCGAAGCTGTCGACGGCAAGACCACCAGCGTGTATGAGCGCACTCGTCGTATTGATTTGCCGAAGGCTACTACTGGGTGGCTGATGCGTATCACCCGTCTCACCATCAACCAGAACAACAACAAAATCTCCGACACGATGCAGATCGCCGGCTTCACTGAAGTGATCGACGCGAAGATTCGTTATCCCAACACAGCGCTGCTGTACATCGAATTTTCGGCGGAGCAATTCCGCAGCATCCCGTCCGTGACGGTGTTCTGCAAGTCGCGCAAATGGCAGGTGCCAAGCAACTACGACCCGGCATCTCGTACCTACACAGGAGTTTGGGACGGGACGTTCAAAGAGGCGTACACCAACAATCCTGTGTGGGCCACCTATGGCATCACCACGGTAGATCGGTTCGGCCTTGGCCGCCGCATCAAGGCGTGGATGGTGGATAAGTGGGAGCTCTACAGGATTTCGCAGTACTGCGACCAGTTGGTACCGGACGGAAAGGGTGGCATGGAGCCACGCTTCATCTGCAACCTGAACCTGCAAAGCAAGTCGGATGCCTGGTCGCTGCTACGCGACATATCGGCGATTTACCGGGGCATGACCTACTGGGCCCAGGGCCAGGTGTTCACCCTGGCGGATATGCCGCGTGCAACCGACTTCGACTTCGCCTACACCCGGGCAAATGTCATCGATGGCAAGTTCACCTATTCAAGTGCATCGGAGCGCACTCGGTATAGCCGTGCCTTGGTCAGCTACGACAATCGGCTGAATAATTACGACACTGATGTAACGCCGACAACCGATCCGAAGCTCCAGCGCCGTTACGGTGACAACCCGCTAGAGATCAGTGCTATCGGCTGTGACCGTGAGTCTGAGGCTCAGCGCCGCGGCAAGTGGGCGTTGCTCACTAACTCCAAGGACCGGGCGGTGACTTTCAAGGTTGGCTTGGACGGGCGTATCCCGCTGCCTGGCTACGTCATCCCAATCGCGGACGAACTGCTCGCCGGCCGACCTGTGGGCGGGCGCATTTCGGCGGTGAGCGGCAAGGTCATCACCCTGGACCGCGACACCCAGGCCAAGCCCGGCGACCGGCTCATCCTCAACCTGCCCGATGGCAAGTGTGAGGGGCGGACCGTGCAACTGGTGAGTGGCCGGAAAGTCACGGTCACCACGGCGTACTCCGTGGCGCCGGAGCGGGAACTGGTGTGGGCGCTCGATGCTGACGACTTGGCCATCCCGCTGTACCGCGTCACCAGCGTTTCCCGGCCAGAGCCTGGCGTATTTGAAATCTCGGCCGTCCAGTACGACTCGAGCAAGTTCGCGCACATCGACACCGGCGCACGCCTGGAAGAACGCCCAATCAGCGTTGTCCCTGTCACCGTCGTTCCGGCGCCGGCGAGCGTCACGCTGACATCGAGCTACGCGGTGAACCAGGGCATAGCCATCAGCACCATGAACATCTCGTGGCCTGCCGTTAAAGGCGCTATCGCCTATGACGTGGAGTGGCGCAAGGACAGTGGCAACTGGATCAAGCTGCAGCGCACTGGCTCGACCAGCGTCGACGTCACCGGCATCTACTCGGGCGCATATTTGGCCCGCGTACGATCGGTGAGCGCCTTCGAAATCTCGTCGATCTGGAAAAGCTCCAACCTGACCAACCTTCAAGGCAAAGTCGGCCTCCCGCCGGCGGTGTCGTTCCTGACCACCACCAGCCTGGTCTATGGCATCGGCATTCAATGGGGATTCCCACCAGGTGCGGAAGACACCCAGCGCACTGAGCTGTGGTACAGCCAGTCGGCGGTCCTGGCGAACGCTACAAAGCTGAGCGACTTCAGCTACCCGCAGGCAAAGCACGAGATGCAGAACATCCTGGCGGGCGCGGGTTTCTTCTTCTGGGCGCGCCTGGTGGATCGCACCGGCAACGTCGGGCCGTTCTGGCCGATCCCTGGCGCAGTGAATGGCCGGGCCAGCTCGGACCAGACCGAGTACGACAAGTACTTCGCCGATAAAATCGGCAAGGGCGCTCTGTACCAGAGCCTGCGTGAAGAGATCGATCTGATTTCCGGCAGTGGGCCGGGCTCGGTCAATGACCGCCTGGACAAGGCCAAGCAGGAACTGGAAGACCTGATATCCGAGATCACCGACGCGCTGGAATATGTCTCATCCAAGGCTTACGCCAAGGGCGACATGGTGCGCGTGGGGCAGAAGTTGTTCCAGGCGACCAAGGCGGTACCGGTCAACACAACCCCGCCGAACGCCAATTTCTGGTTCGACATGGGCACCATTGCCGAGACCAACGCGGCGATGGCCTTGGAGATCAGCAAGAACAAGACCGCTATCGAAGAGGTCGACGGCAAGGTCACAGCCACTGCTGAGCGGCTGGAGGGTGTCTACGCGCTGGTGAAGTCTGACTCTGCGGGCTCGGAGGAGGGCAGTGCTGGCGACAACACTTCATCCGCCGGCGCCTGGTCGCTGATGGCAGCCATTGCTGAACGAGATTTTGCCCAGTCGCAGCGGACCGACATCGTTGAGGCCAATGTCGCGGAGAACACGGCCAGCATCACGACCGTTCAAACCGCCATCGTATCGGACAGGCTGGCAGTTGCCGAGGAGGTCAAGACGATCAAGGCCAGTGTCGGTGAAAACGCTGCCAGCATCGTCACAGTCCAAAAAGTTATGGCTTCTGACAAGGAGGCAACTGCCGAAGAAATCAAGACGATCAAGGCCAACGTTGGGGATAATGCGGCCACCATCGTGACCGTTCAGAAAGCTATGGCCACCGACAAGGAGGCCGTGGCCGAGGAAATCAAGACGATCAAGGCCGATGTCGGGGATAACTCGGCGGCGGTGCAGACCGTCAGCAAGGCCCAGGTTGCTCTCGATGGCAAGGTCTCGGCGCAGACCACCATCAAGGTGGAAACCACCAACAACGGCAAGAAGGTCATGGCTGGCCTGGCGATCGGTTCCGATGGGGAAACAGGCGAGGTGCTGATCTTTGCTCAGCGCTTTGCCGTGGTCGACGAGGTCAGCGGTCAGTTGATCCCAATGTTCGTGGTCCAGGGCAACCAGGTGTTTCTCAACCAGGCAATCATCAACACAGCGTTTATTCAGCAAATCATCCTGGGTATGACGCTGCGGTCGGAGGCTGTGGATTCGAAGGGCCGACCACTATTGGAAATCAATGTGAAGTCCGGGACGTTCACGCTTCGAAGTGCTGGCACTGGTGGTTCATCGCTCCTCAACAACGATGGTCTTACCGTATTTGATGCTAATGACGTTGATCGGGTTTCGGTCGGGAGGTTTTCCTAATGCCTTATGGAATGCGCACAAAGGGGGCCGGAGGCAATATAGAGTTAGATGAGAACTCATTTACTGTCAGGATTATATATTCCGGTCTAGTCACCCGATCCGCGGGCGGTGGTCGATATGCCTATATCGCAATACCTGAGGTTTCTCCCTCTACTCACTCCGCAGTGTGTATTCCTATTGGGGCATACCCGCAGGACCAAAATGCACAAAACGCGTATGCAGTTCAATATGAACCTGAAGTAGTAGCGGGCGGCGTAAATGTTTGGTTTGGGAATAGGCTTCATCCCCAGGGCGCCACCGGACTTGCAACTCAAAGGTTGCTGGTGATGAGGTACAGATAAATGACCTATGGGTTACGGTTTAAAAACAACTCCGACGTGGTCACCTTGGACTCTGAGTTTTCGAGGTTGGTTGTTTTGCAGTCTGGGCGCTATTCGGGTGGAGTTGCTTTTTCCCCAGTAATTACATCGGAGGAGCCACCGCTTGTGTTTGTCAGGCCGGACGCGTCTGTAACTTTTCAGTATGTGACCATCAGCGGTAGCCCCGGTAATTGGACGGGCTTCTCTTACCTTGGGGGTGGGGCCGGTAACTTTTTTTGCGCTGCCTTCTTGTCAAGAGAGACGGCAAGCTACGGGCTTAGATTGAGGGATGGCACAAGGAAACTGTTATTCGATAGCGGAACCCCTTGCGCGCAATTCACAAGGGCCATAACAAGCTGGTCCTATCTCGGCTCTGAGCAAACGGGTCAAGTGGGAGTGTATAAGACAAGTTGGACAGCATATTCTCCGCTAAATACTGGTGACTATATGTTGATAAATAATATCGCTATGGATGTAGCGGGCACTTCAACAAGGTATGCAAAATTTTATTGCACGTGGGACTACTCCGCAAACAGAGTAGTGCCGTTCATTACGGGGGTGAATAATTCGACTTCTGGTTTTTTTGTCCCTATTGTTTTTGCGAAGCCCATATCTTAGTTGATGACAGTTTAATAAATATTAGATAGCCGCCTTGAGCGGTTTTTTTTCGCCTGGAGAAAAGACCATGGCAAGACAGGAAATTGTACTGGGCACGCCACCTACTGGGCTCGGGGGCGATCCGCCGCGCGTTGCCAGCATGAAGATCAATGCGATGACGCTAGAGCTTTACGGGGCCGCTGGTATCGGCGGGATTGCGGCCAAGATGGATAAGACGTCGGCGTTGATTGCGGACCCTAACAACGCTACTGGCGGGTTCACATTCACTGCGGTCGGCAACGCGGCAAACCCAACGGAGTTGAACGTAGGGTTTGCGATTTTCACCATCCCCGGCAGCGCCACCAATAACGGTGCACAATTTGCTTGGCCGCTTACCTCGGTTACCGCCAACAAGAACCGCGTGTGGACCAGGCAGTGCTTTAACAACGTCTGGTCTCTGTGGACTGAGAGCCTGTCCGTAACTTCGCTGGCGGCGCTGTTCGGTATCGGCGGTACTTCGTTACCCGTTACCGACCTGGATGTGCTTTTCGGGACCAACGTATACCGTGTGCTCGGCACTGCAACAGGCACGCCTGTAAATCAGGCGGGCATGGTCCAGCACATGCAGTACGGAACGACCGTGGGTTCTGCCTCAGCCCAGGTCTATGTCACGTACGAAGCAACCCCGCGAATGTTCTACCGGTCCAGGCCAACCAATGGCGTCTACACGGCGTGGATACCTAGCGCCTCCATGGCTGACGTTGATGCGCGCCTGGCGTTTTACGGTATCGGGCTGGCAGCGGCGGATCAGGCACAAGCAACCAGCAACTTGAACACGGCGACCGTCCCTAACCGGTATCGAGTCGCCGCGAACGCCACCGGCAAGCCTGGAGCGCTTGGCGGGACGCTTGAGGTAATCAAGGGGTTCGCCAACACCATCGTTCAGTGGTTTACGGAAAGCGGAACAAGCTCGCTGTGGGTTCGATCTACTACGGATACCGGCACGACCTGGTCGGCGTGGGATCCGAAGGCGTCAGCAACGGCTATCAGTAACGTCGACAACACCTCTGACGCAAACAAGCCCATCAGCAATGCTACTAAGGCCGCGCTGGATACCAAGTTTGACGCAGCCAAAGCGATACTTGATCCCCAGTCGGCGGGCGGGCTTATGTCGTACACAACCAACGCCACGGGAGAGATTTGGAAGTTCCTTAATGGACTTTTGATTACAATTCAGACAGTCGCAGTCCCGGCAAAAACTTGGATAGCTGGTGTAGGAGTTCGGTATATAGAGCACAACGGCCCTCTACCCGCCACTTTCGTTAGAGCACCAAAGCTAATTGCGGTTAGTAGCGATGGGGATATCTCATCAAGGTCGGCATATGTCGCGATTGCTGTTGCAGCCTCTGCAACTTTTCAGGTCTACCTTTCAGCGAACTCCAATACAACCGGCGCTGGGGCGCTGGGGATAAACATTCTTGCCATAGGGTCATGGAAATGAAAATTAAACTAATCCCGATCCTCTCGGATCAGAAGCCCCCACAGGTATACGTAAATGAAAATACCGTTCGAATCAACGATGAGGCGTTCGACTTCTCCGAGCTTCCGAACGGGTACAGTCTTCCGTCATCTGCGGTGGGATCGGATTGGTTTACGGGGGAGATAGAAAGGTCTGAAAGCGGAGAGATAACCGTAAGCCTGATCCTCCCCCATGGCGATGACGCGGCGGAAAACGTTCGTTTCCCTGAGTCGCTTGAAGTGGAAGATGGTTGGGTGCCACTACCGAAAAGCGAGCCGAAAAAGGAGCACTTAGAAAATGATTGATTTCAGCAAGGCGCAGAAAATCATGACTGATGACGACCTAAAGGCCGAGGCCGAAACCTCTCAGGCTCGCCAGTATCTACAGTCAACGGATTGGCAGGTTATCGCCAACATAGAGCGCGGCCGGGAGATCCCAGCAGACGTACGCGCGAAGCGTGATCAGGCGCTGGATGTTGTAACCAAGGCTTAAAAGCCCCTTCGCTGATAGACGCCCGAACACCGATACCGCCTTGAGCGGTTTTTTTTCGCCTGGAGAAAAGTATGCCGCGCATTTCTGAAGCCGCCGCCGGCGGCCGTAACGTATTGGCGACGCTCGATGCGATCGCCTGGGCCGAGCTTGGGTCTGATTACCTGATGCGCTCCGACGATGGCTACAACGTCATCGTGACGGGCATTGATGGGCGGCTTGAACTGTTCAACGACTATGCCGACCATCCCTTCATGGGCGGCCGTAAGTCGAAAACCATTAACAGCAAGGGCCTGACTTCAAACGCCTCTGGTCGCTACCAGCAGATGCTGAAGGACTGGCCGCATTACCGCGCGCAACTGAAGTTGCCGGACTTCGGCCCGATCAGCCAAGACAAGCTGGCCATCCAGCATATCCGCGAATGCCGCGCCTTGGATGATGCGAAGGCGGGCCGTATTGAGGTTGCCCTGACCAAGTGCCGGAATATCTGGGCCAGCCTGCCGGGTGCCGGTTATGGGCAGCGCGAGCACAGCATGGCCGACCTGATTGCTCGCTATGTGGCCGCAGGCGGGGTGCTGGCATGACGTTGGTGCAGAAGATCGCCGTCTTTGGCGTAGCGGCGGTTCTCCTGCTCGCCCTGGGAGCCGGCGGCGGGGTGTGGCTGGCAAGCGGGCATTACCGCCCGCTGCTCGACGCGGCGAATATCGACCTGGCCAAGGCCACGTCGGCGCGCGACAACCTCGAAACGTTGGCGGGGGAGCAAGGTAGGAAGCTTGGCGAGCTGGTGCTGGCAGGCCAATTGCGGGAGCGGATTGCCGCGCAGGCCCAGGAGAAGGCGAAGCAAGAAGCGCAGCCAGACTACGCCGCCGCTAACCAGTTGTTGCGGGAGCGAACTGGCGGTGACCCTGCCCAGGCTGTGACCGCGATTATCGATCAGGAGTTGGGGCTATGAGGGTTCTGCTGATGGGGCTGGCAGTGTTGCTGGCTGGATGCGCTGGCCGGGAGCCGGAAGTGCGCACCGTACGCGTAGAGGTTCCGGTGCAGGTGCCGTGCAAGACACAGGAAGTCGCTGTGCCGCCCTGGGCCGCCGATGGCTTGAAAAAGTCCGACAGCCTGGAGCTGAAGGTGCGGGCGCTTTTGGCTGAGCGGCGGCAGCGGATAGGCTATGAGCGGCAGTTGGTCGCGGCGGTGGGGGCGTGCCGGTAGGAATGATCGTGTTGCGGGCGTTCAGGCGTATGCCAGTACGCTGGTGCGTTGACGTTTTAAGCTACACTTAACGGGCGGCCAGCAGTGAGAGCCATCACTCGTCCATCGATTCTTCAAGACATCATGCACAGACACCTGGCTGGCCTTTCATTTCTGCTCACGCTCGGCTGGGTAATCGCCGTGATAACCATCATGTGGTTTTTCAGCTAATCGACTGGCCGTATCAGTTCGGCCCCCTTGTTTCGCACATTACCCACGGCCGCGTCGACCTTGAACCATTCGAAGGCCTCTGCAGGCTCCCCCTGATGTAACACCATCTGCTCGGCGCGCTCCTTGGGCGTGGCCGGGTCCAGCCATTCCCGTGCAAGCTCCGGAGTCAGCACCACCGGGCGCCTGTCATGAATGTCCACCATGCCGCCGGCGCTGTCGGCGGTGATAATCACAAAGCCGTTATGCTCGTTTGGCTCTTCGCCGTCATCCGGCAGTTGACCAATGGACGCGCACAGCACTGGCGCGCCATCCCGCCTGCGGATCAGGTAAGGCTGCTTCTTCGTCCCGCCTTCGTCCACCCACTCAAACCAGTTGTTGATCGGCGTGATTGCCCGGTGCGGCCAGATCGCCCGAAAGAACGGGCCGTTGGCCACCTTCTCGACGCGGGCATTGATTGGCGCCGCGCGGTCTTTGGCCCAATGGGGGCGCCATCCCCAGCGCACCAGGTCAGCGTGTAGCAAATCGCCCTTTAGGTGGAGCAGTGCGACCTGTATCGTCGGTGCCACGTTGTAGCGCTCCAGCGGCGCATCACCCACGGAGTTCGCCAGGGCATTGGGCATGCTCAACGCTGCAACGAAGTCGTGAATACCGGTGTACTGTGAAAGTCTTCCGCACATCGTCCATCCCTCCACGTATCAGTTCAGCCTAGCCGCTGATATTGGTTTGGCTTAGCCGAATCTGCCGGAGCAGCTCCTGATTTTGGTGGCGGATAATTTCGTTTTGCCTCCTCACGATCGTCAGGCTATTGAGTTGGCGATCAAGCGTCGACACCTCCCAATTCAAGCGAGAGATATGGGATTGAGCATCTTTGAGCTTTGCCTCGGCCTGTGCCTTTCCGTTCAACGCCTCCGCGTGCATCTGAATCAGCCCTTGGATGTCCTGTTGGGCCTTACGTAGTTTTAAGCTCTGCTCCTGATACTCATTTTCCAGCAGGAGGGCGTGCTGCTGGCACATTTCCAGAGGCGTGGGGCAGCCGAGCCACCAGTCGGTGTCTTCATCGATGTCCATGGGAGTGATTTCCGAATGCTGTATGTTCATACAGTAATCGAGGTTCGAGCTTTGTGCGATTTGAGGTGACGAGAGGCGATCAATCGGGCGCCATGAGTACGGCCAGGATCAACTTGATGAACTCTTCGTTCTCGTCGATGGTGTGCAGTGCGCCGCGTACGTTCTCTGCGACTTCGGCAGAGCCACGCTGCTCAACCCAGTTCGATAGCTCCATGATCAAGGCTTCAAGGGCCAGTTGATTTTTGTATAGCTTGGAGAGTAGGGAGGGGAGCAGATCTGAGTTCGGCATCGGTGCTCCTCCAGAGAGTCTACAGTTTAGCAGTCGGAGCTTGGTAGCCTGCTCCAAACGCTAAGAGTGTCCGCTTACGATCCTAAGTTCCCCTTCGCGAAAGGCAGCAATCGGCCAATAGCAGTCATTGCAGGCGCTGAATCGGACGCTGTCGACGCCTGAAGTGATGAGGGTTCGAATCTCTCCTTCACCGCCACATCTAAAAACGCCTGTAACTTCAACGAGTTACAGGCGTTTTGCATTCTGGGTTGTACTACTCAATTGTACTACTCATTACATCCCGACTTCCGTCACTCCGTTCCAATCCCTTCGCATTCCGATTTTCTTCACTTCGCTCGCAAATCCCGCCGTTAGTCACCGTTAGTCCGATTCCCCATCTAGTCGCTCCATGCGATCCTACGGGGGCGTTCACGCTATGATCTGACGCAAGAGACTTACCATGGATAGGTGGATAGCGAGGTGCTTTTGGCGCTGGCGGTAAGTGGGGTGGTTCAGGCTGCCCCATAAATTTGCCTGCGCCAATGCTTTCCACGCAATTAGGTCTGTGTTAGTGATGTTCGCTATTCAAGAAGCGTACCTGTGCAATTAATTTATAATTAATCGAAAGGCCGAGTTAAATGGAAGCTTCGCAAATAACGTTGGTAGTAAGTTCTGTAACAGCATTAATTGGTATTGCTGGATTTGTCGTTGGCTATTCTCAGATGAAGATTGCAAGTGCAAAGGTTAAATTAGATTTGTACAGCAAGCGATTCAATATATATCTGGCGACTCTTGAATACTATCAGTCGGTTTATGAAAAAACTCAGGAAGGTATGAAGGAGAAGGCCGTTAACTTCATAAAATCCTATAGGGAATCGCTTTTCCTTTTTGATGTAAGGGGGGGTATTCATGAAACGTTGGGGCGGATTAAAGATAGCGGTGCGATCATTAGTGCCTACAAAGAGGCGAAATCTGATGAAAACTGGCCGTTGCACTATGATAAAAAGGGTATGAGCATGTTGCATGAAAAAAGTGTTGAGGCGTATGCTAAGTTTGAGGCCGATTTGCTATTGCTGGAAAAGCAAATGGCGAGGTATATCAACTTCAGAGCTGTTAGCGGTTGGACTTTTTAAGTTTGAATTCTTTGTTTTTCAGGATTCTTGATTTTTATATGTCCCGTTAATTGGTGGGGAAAAAACTTAATAAATATGTTAGTAAAATCTTGATATAATGTCAGCAGAGCAATAGGTGAAGAATGACCAGTAAGTCATGGGTACAAGAAGAGTTTGATAAGCTCCTTGAGAAAATCACCAACACTGACGTGTACAAAAGAGAAACTGCAAAAGTCTTCCAGTACCACGAAATCAGACTGATTGAGCACAATGAGCAGCTTCCCGACTGGATCAACCGAGAAGACCATGGGCCAGCATACTATATAAGGTACTCATCCCCTTCGACGGCGGAAGAAACTACCATCACAACCAAAACTTATAAATTGGGCGATCAGCTTGAGCTTAACACGCTCCACAAGCTAAAAACTTATCAATGGCTTTTGGCAGAGGCGTACGAAGTATTTGAGGATTATATCGAGAGAGTTTATGCAGACTGTGGAGTAAGAGGTAGTAACCTGTGGGTGCGACCTAGCGGTTGGAAATATGATGGGTCAAAAGACCTGAGCCACTATTACAACCCACGCCGTAAAAACAATGGAACTCCATATCTACAGCTCAACGCACTGCGGGAGCGATCCGCACATTTCCGCCAATACGAAGCGAGAAAAGGAAATCACTACCGAGTTAAATTTGTTCTGATTGAGAAGCTACGACACTTGATTGTGCATGAAGGTGGCTATTGTAATGATTTTGATAGTTTGATGAGGTCGATACAGCAACAGTTGAACGGCGTGAGTATGAAAGATGTGCTCGGTTACGTTGATTCGTACTTCACTCCGCATAGAGGAGGTAAACTGGTTGATCTTCTTGAGTTTCCTGTAGAAGATGGCCCAGGGAAGCATGTAGGCGCTTATCATGACTCTATGAGTGGGGTCTTCACTACCTTAATAGAATACGCGCTATTGGTGAAAGAAAGTGTTGAGCTTGAAAGTGTGAGCGAAAAGACGTAGCTCAAAATGTTGAAAAGTTTTTTCTACATTCCAAACCATCCCCCGCGCCACGAGAAGTGAGCAATTTCGACGTTGGCTGAATTCCTAGCCCGAAGTATAAGTTGGAAAGGATTAGAGAATTAGTTAAAGCAGATAACTGGAAAATGAAAAAGGACCGAATAATTATCGTTCATGAATTTGAAAGAGCAGAATCAGCAAAGCCAAATACAAGAAAATAGTTGACTTAAGTGTTCAAAACAACCATTACGGTATTGACATTTATTCTCATTTCATGAGAGAATACTTGTATTGGAGTGAACAGATCACGCCATCTTTCCAGTGCCCTCGAAAACACTGCGACGCCTCTAATGCAAACCTTGCCCTCCTTCTCGGCTTTGCACTGTGGTGTGATCCTCCAACTAATCTCTCCTAGACAATAACCCATGTCCCTAACCGGCGTGGGTTTTTTTATATCGCCGCCAAACAGTATCAAACACTTCCTAATTATCAACGAGGTAGCATCTTATGCATACAACCTATTGCATCGCCTGCAATAAAAAATTGATCAGCCGACGCCCACAAACGAAATCGTGTAACGCAGCATGCCGTTCTCGGGCTTGGAGGCAATCCCGTATCGCCGAACTACCAGTGTCTTTCATGTTAAGTATCTATAACTACACACTTGCTAAGAATGCCGCTAATGCTGCTTGTGTTCCAGTCAACCAATTTGCGCATGACTGTCTGGTACGGGCAACGGAGGGTTCACATTGGTAATCAAACTGAATGAAGAGGCTGTTGAACAGCTGATTGTGATCATGGCGATGACAGGTCGTACCAATTACAAGCACACATTGCAGTCGATGATAAGTCAGGTGCTAAGCAATCTCAGAAAAACCGACTTCCAGAAGAAAGCAACAGCAGCAAAAATCTAAACATCCATTCAATCCAAAATACATTCATCTGCATGATAAAGGATAGAGCGTATCGTATACAGGAAAACCAATGAGTAACTACGTTTGTATTCACAAGCTCTCGCAACTTATCAAGACCGTTGTAACCAGTTCATTGCAACCTACGCCTGACAGTGATCATGCGTTTCTCGCTGCTTCTGAAGTAGTACTAACCAAGTACTACAAACTCAAATCTAAAGCCAACCGCAAAGGTGTACTTGTATCAACTGGTGATTTGGCAGAAGTCTCTCCTTCGTTCTTGGAATTACTGGCAAATTCGAAGCTTCAACGCTAAGCCTATTTCATTGGCCCAAACCTGCAAAATATCGCTACTCCTGGCTAGGGTACAGGGTACGTGTTTTGCTTACCCTACAGGCCACGGAAACCGGGTATCCAAAGTACCAAACCAGGCAAACGTCAGATGTTTTCAACACAAACAATCAAAAAGGATAAACAACATATGAATACGCCACTACTCGAAAGGCACTTGGCGATGCTTCAAATTAAACATTATCTATCATTGCACCATTCAGCAATTTCAGTTGGCGACAAAGTCGAAGCCCGCAGAACCACCGACATCATCGACAAATTGACAACTGAGTACGGTGTGTCAGCGCTTTATGAAGCTCAGGAGAATTCAAATGAGTAGTACTAGTCTAGATTATTTTACGGCTGGCCTCGCAAAAGCATTTGAACGACGACGTGCAATGCAACAACAAACAAAACAACATCTGGTACAAGTACAGAGCGCTGATAGCGTTGAGGGTGATGCAAATACTATCACCACCTTTAACAACACCATCACTAAGCTCAGTGAGGAACAATATAAACAAACCATCGTAAATACGACGATCGCACTTATTCACAAAAGGAAAAATTAAAATGACTGACAAGATTAAAATTAGCGGCGTACCACCAAAATGGGATGGTGCTGAGTTCGAAGCTCGTGTTGATAGCTGGGTTAACGTCTACAGGGGTACTACGCAGAGTATGGACCATGTACGGTCACCATTAACTCATGATTTTCTGGAGCTGGTAGCTTCGAAAGTAGCAGAGGGTTACACAGTGGCTCGTAATCAAGCAGTCACACACGAAGCACTCAATCATTCGTGCTGGATGATCAAGCCCGAATCACACCAGCAAAAAGATATTGATGACATTCGAATTCGAGTCAAAGCTGAATATGTTGAATTCCTACAAGGTGAGCATGTCCGATATCAAGAATTGCTACGTCAACAACTTATCCAAGCAGCGGAAGCGAAAGAACAGAAGAAGCTCGATGATGCTCGCAATAAGCGACTGCTAGAAATCGACAAAGAGGTAAGCGACACCTATTCCCCACTTTTTATTCCGGGGTGATCCAATGACAGACGCCGCAATCTATACCGGTCAAAAGCTTCCATAACGGCTTTACAGGGCGCTCCCCAATGCGATCCTTCACATCATAGCCCCGACAGCTTTCCTAGGCCGTGCGGGGCTTTTTCGGGCTCTCAAGAAAGGCATGAGGTCGGCACGGATAGCATCTCGTTCACAATCGTTTGCTCACCGTTAACAAAGACGCAGAAACATGTGTAAACCGAGCAAGCAAAAGCGAAATTGATTGACAAACAATAATCATTCGCGTATAAAGCTGGCCTATCAAGGGCACACACAAGCATCAACGTAAGCCTCATGCACTCATCTGGCTCATCCCAGATCAGGATCGCATGGGTTTTTGTGTGTCTGCAATTTGTATAACCCACTGGCAGCCACCTAGAGGAATTGCCTATAAAACAAACTTATAAAGGAGAAACAACAATGAGCACAATAGAACAACAAGCTGTCGAGCTACGCCAAGCAGGAGTGTCGATCGCTAATATCGTGCAGGCAACCGGATTGACAGACTATAAAGTCAAGAGCCTGACCAAGGGAATCCAAAGGCTTAGTCCAATCAACACACCATTTGCCAAATCTGTAGAGCGCGTGCTTCCCCTATCTGCAAGGCCGCATGGTATCCGCGATTACGAACTACGCGACATCTTGCACCAAGAGTATGGCAGCACTTGGGATACCACCACCGGCCAGTATGTCAGCAAATATGATAGCAGCGTCATCAAGCGCGTTAGAGAAAGGGTGCGACTCCTTGCAGCACAAGAAGATTGCAATGCACTTTTCGTGATGGATTGGGTTAATGAGGAAGCACCCACTGCGGGCAGGGAGCTTCTTGAAGCCTTTGCTGTCGACCTAATGAGCTTCGTTGAAAGTTGCGCAAACGAGTACATGGAACACCACGCTACGCGCTGGAGAGAAGACAGCAAGGAAGCCGACCTTGCCCAACGCAAGCAACTGTATGCGGTACGGCGACACCTGCTGAAGCTGGCATTCCAAGGCTATAGCAAGGAACCACTGGATATGTTGCTGGAACGCTCGTTAGCTCTCACTGATGCACTTGAGGGGACGCGTGATGTACTCATACCGCAGTCACTTGCAAATAAGAGGCTTGGTGGTGAGTCAGATACAGACGCTCTGAAATATTACCCTGAGCCGTCCCGCACTGACGCGTTCCTTGACTTCGCTGAATCCCAGGGTTGGCTGGGAGAGGTTGAAAGCAGATTTGTGTAACACCCTCAGCAAAATCGCTGGCTCACGCCCACCATACTATAGAGCCAGCGAAGGGCGAGATGGTATGGAGCAAAGCGGACCGTTGAATAGAATATTCTGTGGTTACTAACACAGGCAAGATGTTAGTGAGATAAGAAATGAGAGAGGGGACGGCCCCTCGAAAAAGAAAGTATTGTCTTAAAGAATAATACTCTGTCATACATGACAGGAAGTATCTATTCTGAGTAAACTCAGGAGAAGATCAAAAGCGGGAGAGGTTTACCACCTCTTCTCCCTAAGAGCATTCACTCCTACGTCGCTCACTGCTGACACGTTCTGTATTGAAGAGTTAAAACTCTGTAAGCCATTCCTGATTGTCAATCAGAGATGTTTGCAATCTTCTGTGTGCACACAGAACAATTAGATGTTGCTGTGCATCGCACAGAAGACGACACTACGGATTCCTAGCCTTTAAACAAGTCTGAATAGCTAGACATCAAGGTCTAATTTACTACCACAATGCTTGCACTTAATAGCCTCCGCTCTTACAGGCTCAGCACAAAACTGGCACTTCTTCATGCCTCCATAACTTCCAATATCAGGAGCCATTTGCTCTTTGTTCTTAGCCATTATCGCCCAAAAAAAACCAACAACTGGACAGAGGAAAGCAATAACCCACATTGCAAGCGGCTTAGCATCCATATTATTTCCTAGAGAATAGGAAGCTATCATCATCAGCGGTATCGCAGGGGCTGCCATAGAGAAGAAGAGAAGTAAACCAGAGCGTCCTTTTTTGTTTGCAATAAACGAGATAAGAACGCAAAGAATGACAAACGTAATAAGCCAGTGTACAGATTCCATTTAAACTATCCTGAGTTAAAAATAGTATGTGTGTCGCGCTACACTTCGACCGAACTAAGAGCTCCTAGTTATGCTGAGGGTTTCTTTTCACTTTGTAATAATGGACTGCCAGCATTTTGTTTACCTGTGTAGGGTTCTAGGGAGCGTCCCACACATCACTATCTGCGATTGACCCGATGCTTGCCATCAAGTAAGCAGATACTGGGCGGCGGTGAACAGCGTGATCATCCAAGGCTTTATCAGGGGTAAAAGTGAATCCCCATTAGCAGGGATGATCGCATCAATGGCTATTACAAACGCTAAATTTTGGCACAACAGCTGTGAGTTCTATACTCGCCTATGAGCCAACTATGAGCTAGCGGTATCCTTCTGTGCTTTCATACACTTCTCGTGCTGGCCCTCAGCAAACTCATGAGCAATAAGACCCGCACGCTCTGAGCTCACAACGTCTACCATATAGGCTTCATCGATAAGCTTGTATTGTCTTAAACGGCTGTTAACGTTAGTTATATTACGATCCACCATTTCTTTCAGTTTATGTTTGGGTGTGGAGAACTGGCGAAGCTCCATTGTGTTATACGCGTGATAACGAATTGCGTCGCACAGTGCTGCTACGGCTTCGGCTTCAGATTGAGCGCCCTGAGCTTGACTGACATACATACCAAGACCGCACAGCACCACACCCGCAGATACGTAGAGCTTTTTGATTACTCTCCGACAAACCTCGGTATCAACAGCCATTTTCTCTTTGATTGTAGCTACCCCAAAAAGTCCAGAAACCATCACCACGCAGGGGATATTGATCTTCATGCTTTTACCACTCCAAATTTACTTGCCCTCGAAATCAGCGACTTATCACGTCCTTTCACTGACCAGCAGCGATCAGCCTCCGTCATGACCTGAATGATGCCATGCTCTCAACGTAATTCACAATATATTGTGAAGACCTGCCCCCACCGACACGCGACAGTCCCCACAAAATCAAAGGGGATACGGTTTGGACATAGGTCTAGCGTTCGGGAAAACTCTTCGCAAGAGAAGAAAAGAGGCAGGATTCACCCAGGAGCAGTTAGCGCTTGAAGCTGACATCCAACGAAATTACGTCAGCCTAATTGAGCGCGGCGTGAATCAGCCAACCATAACGATCATTTTTAAGCTCGCAGGGGCTTTAGGGTGTACTCCTGCCTCCCTAGTCGAAGATGTGCAGATGCAGGTGGACTCAGGCTCACAGAGCCATTGCGATTGATCCATGCATCCATCAGGTATCTAGATGCAGATCAACGGCAAACAAGCTTTGCACATTCACTTCACGCAGTGTTGACGTAGAATCCAACAACCTCTTGACACTCGATAGTTATCAGGAGCGGTATCAGGATCATCGCCACATCATCAAACTTGAATTTGCGCGCCCATCTCCGCTACAGGTGGCATTCCATATAGGGGTGATGCCATTTTCGGCTAAGCAGGATTTCACTTTCTCTCCCGAGATCACACGGCAGTGAATCCATTCGGTTGAAAACTGGCAATAAAAGCCTAGCTCTCAACCGAAATTATATATTCGTCCGGCTATCACCATTAAAAGACAATAAAACTATTCCTTTTTCAAATCTTTCATGACATCACCATACCCAGCTTCCATCACGGCCCATTGACGTTCTAATTGCCGTTGAAGGTCTGCCACATCACAGGCAATGCCAAGGTCCCCGCGTATGGCTACCATAACCTTCAATTGAACCTTAGATAGTTCTCTCATCTCAGGGAACAGCATTGTGCTATATTCGCACAATCCAACATTAAGCGCCTCGTAAGCAACCGCTCGTGCATCTGCATACTGCCGAGCCTGACTGGAGTTAAATTCGTATGAGCTTTGAAGACTCTGAAACGCCACTTCATCTTGCCGCCCCTCCTCATTTAACTTGTTCATACCCCGTATTACTCTAGAAACCTCAGCAGAGGAATCCTCATGTAATGAATTATTAATCTCAATATCTACTCTTGCAGCATGTATAACTGTAAGTGGAGGCAGTAGCTTTAAAAACAACGCTCCAAGCTCAACACCGAAATCACCCGCCAATATTGAAGTTTTAGATTCGGCAACCAGCTTTAACCTTGCTATCGACCCGGTAATTGCCTGAAGCTCTGACATTAGATTTAAATTAGCAAGATCGCGACTAGGCAAGTTGCCGATATGAAGATTTGCAACTTCAATATCTTCATACGCTTTTAAGTAAACCTCACGCCTAAGATTGTTGATTCTCTCTTTGGACTTCTCGCTTGCGTCATGATCAAGTTGTAGCTTGAGGCGACTGGCATTACTTTTATTTGAAAGCATCACTCCAAATAAAGTTATGCCTGATGCAACGATTGCCGACCAAATAACATCTGGAACTGATTTTAAAAAACAAATAACATCCGAAAACATGCGCCGTTCCTTTTTTCCGCTGTGTGGGGCTTTTGACTACATCCTCTAACTCAATCATTGTAATTTTGATGATATTCATCAAGCGCTGATTGAGACAGTCTTACACCAGTTTCGACGTTCACCCAGTCCCTCACCTTCCTTGCCACACCATGATAGCCCGGAAACAGTGTAGAGCCATCAACTCCAAGTTTTGAGCAAAGGTCTAGTAACTCTGGCGCTTCACTAACTGGCAATGTCATTTTCATGAGTGCCCTAGAGCTTTCGACGTATATTTCACCCACCTCTTCAAGTGCTTCAACTTTGTACACGTCCCGAATATCGTAGGTAGTAATGTTGTGTGTAGTGAACAATCCAGATTGAGCCGCTTGATTCTTACTAGTTCCACCGGGGGTCTTAATTACTTGTACCGTTTTCCAGTTATCCGAAAAGGTCGTATCAAGCGCCCAAACTGCTAGTTTTGCATCACCTCTCTCAAGCTCGAAGTTTGCCGAGGACGCAGCAAAATAGCAGGCTACAAAGCTTCGCTCTGTCCAGTCCAGCAGCCTCGTTGGCACATCATAGTGCTGTGCAACAGCCATAATTTCATAAAGCATTGCAGGCGGCCAAGACTCGCCAGTCTCGAAATAATTGTCGTAGTAGAACGAATCAGATAACGCGCTTTTAATTTGTGCGCTATAGCCGGGCAATGTTAATCCTGCCCGGTCACAGCCAAGCAGAAATTCTTTGAGAACCGCATATTCGAAGGAAACCTGACCTGAGCTTGTTTCGTCAAATACTCTCCTTGGGGAGCCATGAGCAAACGAACCTGCACCTCGCCGACAGACAGAGGGCGTCAATGAGTATCCATCGCTTGGCTGACCTCGAAAGATGTAACCGCTCTTCCTCCAGTCGGGGTTCAACGGAGAAACATAGTTCAGCAGATCAAGTGCTTTGGTAAAAGGTATTTCAATCGGACTACCCATCGCTCCACCTCTTCATTCAATGATGATCGTAGTGTACCGCCGTTGCCCACCATCGAGATGCCACTACCGGGTGTCAATGTCGTCTCAGGGTGTTCCATGCTGATGATGAACAACAGGCGCGGACGACGACAACACGCTCATTTTCAAATGAAACCCGCCCTATCAGTGACAACCACAGCCTGCCAGTTACCGGAGTGTCATTATGGGTGTACATCAGGCACTACAGAATAGGTGTACATAAAGTAACCAGAACAATCCTTAAAAGAGGGTGAATGTCGTTATTGACACACCCTACGTGACACAGCATAATGTGACACATCCTAAATGATACGACGGGGCTTCAACATGTTTATCCGTGCATACCTTCGGGCTTCAACCTCAGAACAAGATGCATCGCGTGCCAAGTCAGCCCTTGTATCATTCGCTGAAGCCAATGGTCACAAGATCGCTGCTTTCTACATTGAGAACGAATCGGGCACGAAGCTGGACCGTCCTGAGTTGTTCCGTCTACTGGAAGACAGCCATGAAGGCGACGTGTTGCTGATTGAAGGTGTGGATCGCCTGTCCCGGTTGTCACAAGAAGACTGGGCAACACTGAAAGCCAAGATCGCAGCGAAGAAAGTAACAGTGGTGTCCGTTGACCTGAGTACAAGTCACGCAGCATTGAAACCAGCCGAAGGTATGGATGACTTCACAAAGGGAATGATCGCAGCAGTCAATGGGATGTTGCTCGACATGCTGGCTGTGGTCGCCCGTAAAGATTATGAAGACCGTCGTCGTCGTCAGGCTGAGGGTATCGCCAAAGGTAAGATTGAAGGTGTATACAAAGGTCGTCAGGTGGACACAGAACTGCGCAATCGCATCACAATCCTGCTGAATGATGGTAAGAGCATTCGTACAATTGCTGGCATTTTGGATTGCAGCACAACCACAGTCCAGAAAGTGAAGGCCACCCTCAACACAGAGTTTTAACCAAACCTCACAGGATCAGACGACAAAGCCGGGTGAGGTAGCGCATTCGCGCTCGGTTAAACCTTCCTATACACGATCCTACGCAGCCTCATACGTCACCTCAGACAGCCTGTCGGATTGCTACATTGTTGGACGGGGGTGGTCTGCCAAAAGAGCTAGGGCGTTAAACCCATCAGACCTATCTCCACTGCCCTACAACCCACACAAGGATTTCATCACCTTGTTCATAGGGATTCGACTTGATTTCCCGATTCTGAAAATACAGAAATTGGGTTTTTTAGGGACGGGAGTTTGGTGATTGCTGCTAGTTTCTGTGCTGTGCTCGCTCCCTTCGAATAAACGTCATGTGTCACTGAGCCCGTTTCATGTCCAACCAATTCCTTGGCCAAGGCATCCGGCACATCTGCCCTGACCAATTCAGTGATCACGGTATGTCGAAAGCTGTGGAAGACGTGAAGCTTGCTGAAGCCTGCTGCTGTACGCAGTCGGCCAAACGCCTTGGATATCGCGTGGGAGCGTTTGCCGTAGTGGTCGTGTGAGCTGGTGGGGATTAGGAAGGTATCAGTACTTTCTTCGCACAGGCGGTCAATGGTAGTGGTCAGGCTCGGATGGATTGGCACCACACGCTTGCTCGCCTTGCTCTTGCTCTTCGGAAAGTCGAAGCAGCGGATGCCGTCAACAGTGATCACGCTGTCTTTGTTCAATCGACATAATTCTTCGATCCTGGCCCCGGTGTACCAGCCCAATGCGATGAGGTCTGAAAGCGGTTTATCCCCGTTGTCCAGTGCTGCTTGGTGCAGCTTGAGGGTATCAGCACGCGTGTATATTTCCCTGTCTATGCCTGCTGTCTCGGAGCCTCCGCCCTGTGGCAGATCGTGGCCAATGAATGGATTCACCTTGTCCTTGTATTCTTCACGCCAAGCCGCATCGTACTTGATCGCCCACTTCCAGAACGCAGTGCCAGCCATGAGGTACTGACCTAACGTAGCTGGTGCACGATCCAGAGATTTCAACCATTCGTCTACAGTATCGAAGTTGAGTGGCAGTGCTTCTTCTTTGAGGAAGTCCGACAAACGCTCCATTTTGCCCACTTGCTGATCGACGTGCTTTGGAGCACCACCACGACTCTCCCTGAATTCTCGATAAGTTTTCAGGCGAGCGGGGGTGATGGGTGACTTCGGTTTGTAGACGGCTGGGTCTAGGGCTATCGCTTTCGCTTCGGCTGTCTCAGTCGGGCTCAGATCATAGTGTGATGCGGTCACCATCATCATGAGTTCGCGGTTGACTTCGGCAGCATGTTGCACCCGCTCTATTGGGGTAGCGGGCATTTTTGCTCGGCTTCTTTCGAGAAAATCTACAACGCCCAGCACCCCGAGAGCTTCCAACCGATGTGCCGACGCGTAAAGATCGACAAGAGTCTTTTCCCTTCCGGCTTCATTTTCCTCGGGAGAAAGCTCGTTGATTTTCTTAGAGGGTCGCTTTGCAACCTCCATAAAACGCGTACCAGTATGCGCATCGACTTCGGTGCTCCATTCGGCTAACTCGGGACGCCAATTCTCTTTTCGAATCTGTGCCTCTGCTCTGGCTGCTGCAATCTTCGCCTTCCACTCGGTGAGGAATGGCAATCGAGCGTCCATTGCTTCCCTGCGGAGTCCAGTTTTCAATGACCGGATAAAGACCTTGGCCCTCAACACTCGCTGTACATCCGACGGAATAGCCATCTTCACATACCATGTGGATTCACCTTTCTTTTGAATCAGGTTGTCTGCCAT